AGACCAAGACGATCTCCTACCCGTGGGACTACATCTGTAGTCAAGAAAGAAGGTGCGAACGGGTGGAGATCGTCTTGGTCTTGGACGCAGAGATATGCGTCGTTCCACTCGTTATGCAGACAGATGAGGTTGCCGTGCGGTAGATCGGACGAGTACATCATTTCGCGATTGAAGTGGTTGTTGAGCATCGCGAGTACCAACACGATGAAAATTATAGAAGCGGTGAGAAAGATAATACGGGTCATCAGTGAACCTCCGGTTGGTGTTGTTCGGTGTCATCGGTGACAGCGTTGAACATGTAGAACATTGCGTTGCGGTAGTCTTCGTTGATCACGAACATGACACCTGCGATAACGAGTGCAGCGGTCGTGATAAGCAAAGCTCCGCATAAAAAAGCGAAGAAAATAGCGAAGAAAGTAGCCATATGGCCCTCCAATTGATGATAGTCATTAATGACCGTGATTCGTGGTTCGCGGTCAGTGTGTAGCAGGAACAGGGGGTGTGTAGCAGCTTGGTAGCAGCTTTGGTAGCAGGTTCAAAACACACAAAATGTAATGAAAACAATGATGTAGCAGTGTGTAGCATGTGTAGCAGGTAAATTTGAGTTGAAGTTCGATTTAGAAAAAAAAACGGTGTTTTTGAAAAACGATCTGAACAAGTCAAAAAAGCTGCTACACATGCTACACATAGGGTGTTTATACCTAAGTGGTTGAATACAAAGGAAAACTTTGTGTAGCAGAAACGGAAAATTAGCTGCTACACACCTGCTACACACTTCAAAGCTGCTACACACCTAAACTTGTAACAGACCGCGAGCGTGATCCAAGAGCCGCGCTTCACGAACCGAGAGCTTTGTTCTCCCGAAGTACTTGTCGAAGATCTTCCAACAGGCATCTCGGAGGTAATCGTTGTCGGTTACTTCGTGGCAGTCATCGATGCTCAAGAGCATGCGTTCTACTGGGGTGTAGAATAGTTTCATGGGCTTTCTCCGTTACAGTTTCGAGGTGTGATAGTGATAGGCCTTGAACGACGCTTCTCGGGGATCGAACCCCATACGTAGATAGCGACGATATGCCTTACGGATTGCTGCCCGCTGGGGCGCGGATCGCGGATCGCGAGCCTCCTGGCGAGCGAGCGGCGTACGGGCGAAGTGTTGTTCGAACATGTCTGACGTGGTCATTACACTTCTCCTTGCTTAGCGGCTTTGTAAGCGGCGGCCTGCTCAGCGCGTTTCTGCTGGATCAGCAGTGCAGCTTCGGTCGGTGGCAGTTGAGCGCGCATGGGCTTCGCGGATCGTGGTGCTTGGGGCGCGGCCCGTACTCGCTTCCACCCGTTGAGTAGCAGCGCGCCTTGTGCGTTGATGAACTTGATCCACTGATTAGCGTCTCTACGTGACGGGGCGTTCAGTGCCCACACGCTGCCGTTCTTTAGCTGAGCGTAGATTGTTGCACTGCCTTTACTCTTGCCGAGGGAAAGCTGTACTGGGTTACCGATAACGTTGTTCAACTGTGACATCTCTGTCTCCTTGATTGTGATTGGACGAACCATTCATCCAATTCATAACGACACCGACGACGAGCGACGCTAGGAGCGAGGCGTTTTTCCGACAAGGTTCCACAGATGAATACGGGACAAGGTTCCAACACTGCGGATCGGGGTACGGGGGGCGCGATGGGCCAAGGGGGGAGATAGTCCGTGAGCGATACAGACGTAAAAATGAAAAAAATTTTTTGAAATTTTTTTGCAGGAACATGCAGTTAAGCGTGTATGCTCCGGTCCGTATTAATAGTGACGCTAATATTCATACGTTATGCCAGCAACCACTCTCGTATGTTCAGGCTGCGGTTCCGCAAAGCCAAAAAAGGAATTTGAGCGCAACCGAGTTCAGTGCCAGGCGTGTCGCACGACCGCAGCCCAAAAACGCATATCCGCGAGCTACAAATCGTACTTGCGGAACCTCTATTCAAAATCCAAGAACTCCAACAAACGCGATCCCCGAGCCGCGAACCGTGATTGGCACATAACGTATGAAGATTTAGTTGCGAAGTGGACTGAGCAAGGTGGGCGCTGCGCGCTTTCCGGTGTATACCTAACGCATCACGTTGATGGCTCTGGTGTAAAAGACAACAACGCGTCAATCGACAGGATTTCACAAGAAGTTGGCTACACCGCTGCAAACACGCAGCTGGTTTGTTATCGCGTCAACATAATGAAGCACAATTTGCCTGAAGATATGTTCTTTTGGTGGATCAAGACCATCGGTGATTTCACTTGTGATTAAATATTAGTGACGCTAATATGCCGGAATGAGCGAAGTAGAAGTCATCACTATTGAAGGTCTTGACGCCGCAATCATCGGGTCAACCATTCGCGATGGCCGTGAAGTCCTCGCATATGACATCGACAAAGCTGTCGAAATACTTGTGTCCCACGGGTACTCCGAGGAGTACGCGGAAGAATGGATCACGGAGATGTGTTCGAACGAGTTCGACGGATCACCTGCATTTGTGTATGTAAATGAAGAACCAGAGTTTCATGGAACAGGCACCCCAATCGGAGTCACAGTCCACTGACTTAGTGAGCGAACATACGGAGTTTCAATCGCACCTGCCCTACATGGGCCTGACGCGCGGTTCACTGACCATGCAGCAGGAAAAGCTGGTCTCGCTTATCAGTTCAGGAATGACGATCGCGGCCGCAGGTCGCGGCGCTGGGTACTCTTCGCCCCAAGCAACCTACGAAGCCGCAAAACGGCCCTCTGTGGCACAAGCCATCGAGTATTTCCGTCAAGAAATGCGTGAAGAGGTGAAGTTTACCAATCAGCACGCGCACATGATGTACATGGAGGCGTACAACTCGTCGGCAAACGCCACCGAGATGAAAAACACCACCGATTCCCTGGTCAAGCTGCACGGTTTGGCCGCGCCGGAAAACGCCACGCAGGTAAACATCAGCATCAACGGCACCAAGCAGCTAGAGCGCATGAGTGACGAGGATCTGCTGAAGATTGCAGGTAAGGATCTGGACTACCTCGAACCTAAGAGCGATTAATGACAGATGTCATAAAGATCGAATGCGTACGCTGCAAAGCGTCTCATCCCGAGACTTTGTACTCGGGAGACGACCGTCTCTGCGTGTACTGCAAATCTGATATCGCGGAGCAAGAACCGCAGCCCGCGAGCCCCGAACCGGAGGTCGAGCAGGAATCCACTGTCGAAGAGAAGGCACGCGCGGAACTTGCTCTACGGTTCCTGACTCGTCGTAAGTTACTGCCTTTCGTCGAGCGGTTTAACCCAGATTATCAAGCCGGTTGGGTACATAAGGACATATGTAAACGATTAGAGGAGTTTTCCCGAGATGTTGCAGCAAAGAAGTCGCCTCGACTCATGCTCTTCATGCCCCCACGGCACGGTAAGAGCACGCTTGCATCGGTTGGATTCCCAGCTTGGCACCTTGGGCGACATCCTGAGCATGAGTTTATTAGTTGTTCTTACTCGGGTTCACTCGCAATGGGCTTCAGCCGCAAGGTTCGTGGCCTCCTTCGCGAGGAAGGATATAAGTCTGCCTTCAAGACCCGCCTCGACCCTCAGTCTCAGTCTGCTGAAGCGTGGCTTACTACTGTTGGTGGTGGTTACGTTGCTGCCGGCGTGGGCGGCGGTATTACTGGTAAAGGGGCTCACATCCTCGTTATTGACGATCCGGTAAAGAACCGAGACGACGCGGAATCACAAAACGCGCGAGACAGTGCCTGGGACTGGTATACGTCAACCGCTTACACACGTCTCGCGCCAGGCGGGGGCGTGTTGGTAATTCTGACGCGCTGGCACGACGACGACTTGGCAGGTCGTCTGCTTAAAGCTGCCGCAGATAACGGCGAGCAGTGGGAAGTTGTGAACTACCCAGCCAGAGCCGAGGTGGACGAGGAGTTTCGTCAGCAGGGTGAAGCCCTCCACCGCGAGCGATACGACGAAGAAGCGCTCGCACGGATTGAAAAAGCGGTTGGGCCCAGAGACTGGTCAGCACTGTACCAGCAGAACCCCGTAGCCGATGACGGTGACTACTTCACCAGAGACATGATCCAGTACTACGACCGCGACGAGGTCGACGAGGATCGCATGCGTTACTACTGCGCGTGGGACTTGGCGATCGGTAAGAACGACCGGAACGACTACACAGTCGGAATTGTCGTTGGCGTCGACGAGTACGACCAGATGTTCGTTATGGACATGGTGCGCGGACGGTTTGACGGCTTCGAACTGGTTGAGCAGATCCTCGATCTGTACGAATCGTGGAAGCCGTCGATCATCGGGATTGAGAAAGGACACATCGAGATGGCGCTCGGGCCGTTCCTAGAAAAGCGCGTCCGTGAGCGTGGGCTCTACGAGGCGTATTTCAAAGATTTGAAAACTGGCCGCAGGGACAAGGAGGCACGCGCCAGAGCAATCCAAGGCCGGATGCAACAGGGCATGGTCTTCCTGCCCAGAGATGAGGAATTTACTGGGCCATTAGTCGCAGAACTTCTGCGCTTCCCGAATGGGGTCCACGACGACCAAGTAGATGCCTTGGCTTGGATCGGTCTGATGATGACCGAGTTCAGCACCTTCGTAGAGAAGATTGAACACGTCCCAAGCTGGAGAGACCGGCTCCCTGGATTACTTAAGGGCGAACGCAATAAATCAGCAATGAGCGCATAACGATGGCTAAGACACGAAAGATTGACCCCGCAAAAGAAGAAGAGATTACACGCACCCAGTGGGCGCGTTATGAACGCGCTCGGGATAACGGCCACCTCGATTACGTGGAGATGGCACTCAAATGCGACGAGTATTACCAAGGCGACCAGTGGGACCCAGATGATCAGGCTGTGCTTGAGAATGAGGGCCGCCCTGCTCTCACGATTAATACTATTTTGCCGACCATTAATACAATTCTGGGCGAACAGTCGACTCGCCGCGCAGACATTAAGTTCAAGCCCCGTCGCGGCGGCGACGAAGAAGTAGCACACACGCTGTCCAAGCTGTACATGCAGATTGCTGACAGCAACAAGCTGGACTGGGTCGAACAGCAAGTCTTCAGTGACGGCCTGATTATGGACGGTCGCGGATACTTTGACGTTCGCATGGACTTCAGCGATCACGTTGAAGGTGAGATCCGCATCACGGCTAAAGACCCACTGGACATTCTTATCGACCCAGATGCTAAGGACGCCGACCCAAAGACTTGGAACGAGGTGTTTGAGTCTAAGTGGATGACGCTCGACGAGATCGAGGAGCTATATGGCGAGGACAAGGCGGAGCGCCTGCTGTTCGTCGCTGAGAACGGTATGAGCTTCGGCCCTGATTCGGTCGAATATCAGGAAACCCGCTTCGGTGATACCGAAACAAACGACGATTACTTCGGCGCAGGCGTCCCTGGGGACGAGGAGTACCGTAACGTTAAGGCACTGCGCGTCGTCGAGCGCCAACACAAGAAGCTGCACCGTGCATCTTTCTTCGTCGACCGACTGACTGGCGACCAAAGGCAGTGCCCTTCCGAGTGGGGCGAGGCGAAATGTAAAAAATTCGCCAAGAAATACGATATGGAGCTTATATCCAAGGTCATCCGCAAGGTTCGGTGGACTGTTACGTGCGATCAGGTGGTCTTACACGACGACTGGTCTCCCTATGACCAGCTGACCATCGTCCCGTTCTTCTGCTATTTCCGCAGAGGGCGTCCATTTGGCGCAATCCGCAACTTGCTGTCCCCACAGGAGCAGCTGAACAAGATCGCGAGCCAAGAACTGCACATCGTGAACACCACCGCGAACAGCGGATGGATGGTTGAGAGCGGATCGCTCGTTGGTATGACGGCCGATGACCTCGAAGAGCACGGCGCAGAGACCGGATTGGTGCTTGAGTACAATCGAGGAACGAATCCCCCATCGAAAATACAAGCCAATCAGATCCCTACTGGCCTCGATCGTATTGCACAGAAAGCAGCAGCGAATATTCAGGCCATTTCGGGCATCAACGACTCAATGTTAGGCACAGATAGTGCTGAAGTGTCTGGAATTGCTATCCAAGCTAAGCAAAATCGCGGCGCAATCATGATTCAGGTGCCTTTGGATAACTTAGCGAAGGCTAGACAGTACCTAGCAGAGAAGATCCTGAACCTGATTCAGACTTTCTACACCGAAGAGCGCGTTATTCAGGTCACAAACGAAGAAGACCCGCTACAGCCGCGTGAGCCACTGGTTTTGAACACGATGTCGCCCGAGGGAGACATCATCAACAACCTCACGCTGGGCGAATACGACGTAATTGTTTCCACTGCCCCTGCGCGGGACAGCTTCGACGAGACTCAGTTCGCAGAGGCACTGAGTTTACGCCAAGCAGGTGTCGCAATACCTGACGACGCAATCATTCAGTACAGCCATCTAGTGAAGAAGCAGGAACTGGCCAAACGTATACGTCAAATGACCGGTCAAGAGCCACCAACACCAGAACAGGCACAGGTAATGCAGCAACAGCAGATGCTGGCGATGCAAAACCTGCAGCTGGAGACCATGAAGCTCCAAGCTGAAGTCGAAAAACTCCAGACCGAAGCGGCTGTAAACGTCGCCAAGGTACAGGAAGTAGCGGAAGTGAATCCGCAAGCGCGTCTGGCTGAGCTACAAGCGAAGCTCCAGATGAACCAAGAGCAGCTAGCCCTCCGCAGAGAGCTTTCTGCTGCTACCAACGAAATCCGCCAAGGGCAAAGTGAGACTACTGCCGCAGCCAAGATAGCTGCGGAGGCTATGAAGCAAGGTAGAAGCGCTACGCGCACAGCTGGACCAACCCAACCAACCCAATAGGACTTTGATATGAGCACCAAAGACGAATCAACTGAAGACAAGCCGCTGGAATTTGACGTAATGCCAGGGGCTGATCGCCCCGAAGAGGACGACACGCCTGCGCTTGACCTAAGTTTTACGCAGGAAGAGGAACCAGAAGCCGTTGTCGAAGAGGAACCCACTGTCGCTGAAGCCGAAGAATCGGAAGAAGAACCTGAAGCCGAAGATTCCGAAGAGGACGTGGCCGAAGATGAAGCCGAAGAAACCGAAGCAGCTGTCGAGGAGGTAGAGGAAGCCGAAGAAGCGCCGGAAGAACCTGCCCCCGAGCCTAAGAAAGCGGCTAAAAGCAAAATGGTTCCTAAAGCCCGCCTCGATGAGGTGCTTGCAAAGCAGAAAGCCCTACAGAAGCAGCTTGATGAGATAAATGCTGCCAAAGAAAAAGCTGAAGAAGCGCCCGAAGCCTACGATTTCGATGAGAAAGAAGTCGAATACCAGAACATGGTGCTCGATGGGGAGACAGAAAAAGCTGTAGCTCTGAGACGAGAGATTAGAAAGGCGGAGCGCGAGCAGCTTGAGTACGAAATGCGCCAAGAAATGACGCAAACCGTAACTCAAGACCGCCAAATGAACGCGCTTCAGCAGGCTGCGACCGCTATGGAAGAAGCGTATCCCGTTTTCGACCGTAACTCAGCGGAGTTCAACGAGGATTACACGAACGAAGTCCTCGAACTGCGTGATGCGTTCATGTCCACCGGCTATGACGTAGTAGACGCGCTGTCAAAAGCCGTCAAATACGTCGTGAAAGACCACGATTTAGATCAAACGGAAGAAAGCGCACCGAGTTTGGCTGGGAAAGCGCCGTCTGTAGACGAAGTTGCCAAGAAACGCGCGCAAGTGAGCAAAAAACTGAAGGCCGCAGAAGCCCAACCACCTGAATTGCCAGGTGAAAGTTCCTCGGTTCATGGAGAGAAAGGTCTAGACGTCTCCAACATGACCGAAGAAGAGTTTGATGCGCTGCCTGAAGCCACCCTGAGACGCCTACGCGGCGATATTTTGTAAGGAGCAGCCTAAATGGCGAGTGAAAGAGACCCACGATTAGCCCGAGCAGGTGTCTCGGGCTTCAATAAACCTAAGCGGACGCCTAATCACCCGAAAAAATCGCACATTGTTGTGGCTAAAGAGGGAGATAAGATCAAAACCATACGGTTTGGTGAGCAAGGGGCTAAGACTGCGGGCAAACCCAAGGCTGGGGAAGGCGACAAGATGCGTAAGAAGCGCGCCAGCTTCAAAGCACGCCACGCTAAGAACATATCCAAGGGCAAAATGAGCGCGGCCTATTGGGCCAATCGCGTGAAGTGGTGATCTGATGGCTAGAACAGACGAACCTAAATGGAAACGCATTGTCGCGTCGGTTAAGGCGGGCTCAGCTGGCGGAAAACCTGGCCAGTGGTCAGCCCGTAAGGCGCAAATCGCGACGCAGCGCTACAAAAAGTCAGGTGGCGGTTATAAGGGCCCCAAAACAAAGGCTCAGAAGTCGCTGTCTAAGTGGACTAAAGAGGAATGGGGGACAAAGTCCGGTAAAAACTCAACTCAAGGAAGTAAAGCGACAGGTGAAAGGTATCTCCCGAAGAAGGCTCGAAAAGCTTTATCAGACAAGGAGTACGCTGCCACTTCCCGAAAGAAGCGGGAAGACACAAAGAAAGGCAAGCAGTTCTCAAAGCAGCCAAAAAAGATAGCGAAGAAGACAGCGCGGGTTCGAAAAGCGAGCCACCGCCCTAGCCGACGCAGTTGATTTAGGTGTTGCATACGTATATTAGTATCGCTAATATTCTATGTATATTCGTCCATCAGAGCGATATCTGATCGGCCCGTAGCCGTAAAAAACGTAACCATCGCCTGCACAAGGCGTTAAACCTGCCGAGGTCGCTCTCGTTAAAACGCGCTAGTTCGTCGTCCCACGACACGGGAACACGGATTAGCCGCTCCAGTAAGTCGGCTAAACGAGCAGCTTTATTAGCTGCGCTATTAATACGACAATTTTATGGAGGCCATCATGGCTTTAACGAACTTCGGTACGCTTACGGGCGACCAACTGCAGATGTGGTCGCGTGAATTCTGGAAAGTAGCACGCAACCAATCTTTCATTAACCAGTTCGCTGGTACTGGCTCTAACGCGATGGTTCAGCGAATCACTGAACTGACCAAGAACCAGAAAGGCACGAAAGCAAACATTACGTTGCTTGCTGATATGACTGGTGACGGTATCACTGGTGATAACACGCTAGAAGGGAACGAAGAAGCCCTACGCGCGTATGACATCACCATTGAGCTA